ACTTGAATGAATTGTCAAGACCTTAACTGCATCCATTCCAATTAGAGCCTTTAACTGTTCAGAGGTATATTCCCCTTGTCTAAAGTTTATACACGGTATACCATATCTTTCTAGGAGCGATGTTACTTGATAAACCTTATTATTAGAACGACATAATATCGCCCAATCCTTATAAGAGGATGTATAATTATTAATGCTATCCTGTATCAATTCAGGGATACCGTAGAAATTGATAAACTCAATACTTCCCTCATTTGTTCTCATGCATTCGCTCTTTCGTGAAGTAACATCGGTCATTAGCGACATGATGTCGTTGCTGTATTCAAAGATTTGTAAAGCGTTCCTAAAGTTTTTCGTTAGGTTGCGTATCACATATTCGCCATTATTTGCTAGTCTTAAGATTAATCGAGGGTCACTACCTCTAAAGTCATAAATCGTTTGTTTAGGGTCTCCCACTATTAGACAACCTTTAAAACGAAGTAGTTCTGTGATAAATTCCATTTGAAATTCATCTAAGTCCTGACTCTCATCGCACAGTAGGTAATCAAGCTCCTCTAATACATGCTGATTAGACTGAACCAATTCAAATAGTTCATCAAATACCTTATCACTTAAAACATAACTTGTGTCAATACCAAAGCTCTGCAACCTATAGTTCGCATACGAGTGCATTGTGCCAATAAACAACCCCGGCTTGTAACTATCACCAAGTCGCTCTATCATTTCATTAGCTGCGTTGTTAGTGAAAGTAATCGCCACTATCTTTGTAGGGTCTACTCCACTATCAAGCAAGTATTTAAGTCGCCCTATTAAGCAAGCTGTCTTTCCACTAGCAGGATTTGCAATAACAAGTGTCTTTTCATCAATAGGACACTGTATAACCTCTAGTTGCTCATCTGTAAAATTCATCTATGCACCACCTTTCGTCTTATTATATCCATATTCATTGCTATTGAAATAGCCTATCCAATACTTTTCTCTTTCATTTAAATCACTCTTTTCACAAGGCTCTATAAATTCAAAGATAAAGTTTTCTATACCATCTTCCCTTATAGCCGTATGGACTAATTGGTCGGCAATGTTACCAAGTCCCAACGAACCTTTTATGTGATTCTTAACTCTTTGTCTTACATCAACCGACTGTCCAATGTACCTCTTATGGCTCTCCTTATGAAGAATACTATATATTCCTGCTTGCTTGCCTTTTCCATACACCCTATCAAGCATTTCATCAACGGGATTCTTTAGGAATATATCCCAAATTAATTTGTTTACGGCAGTCTTATTCCTAATCTTCTCACAAATTAAGGTTAATTCATGTATATCGTTAGTGTCCTCTTGCATTAAAAGGACTGAATGGAATCTTTGTATATCTTCTTCAGCCTCTTGTTCCTTATACATTTGCAGAATTGCGTTTTGCTTACTCTGTGCGTCAAGCAGGGTTTTCTCTATTAGGACAACTTGTTCAGCGATTTCCTTTTTCTTTTCTAATAACTGGACATCTAATTCATTCTTTTGTCTCTGAATCTCAGCCTCTAATTGGGCAATTCGCTCAGTCTGCTCTCGCTGTATATCTATCATAGTCTCTCTATTAATATCACGGAGAGACTCGTTCGTCTTATTCAGCGACTCCTCTTGAGCTATCAATAGCTCTATACTGCTTTTCTTTATTTTTATTTCAGAGTCAAGTTCTTGATTTTCCTTTATTTTTACATCGTTTTTCAATATGTTTTTGATGTAAATTTTATATTTTTTTCTAACCCATAATATAATTATACCACAGATTATCAAAAAAATCAAATTTTGAATGAAAAATTGTCCTACATTAAACATTATCCTTTCTCCTTAAATAAGGGTTAATCCTATCGTTATGCCACTTGGAAGTGACTAAGAACTTTGGGTTTAAGCAATCGGCAAAGGTATGAATGTCCTTTAATGCCCAATAAGGTATCCTATATAGAGGAATCTTATTCCGTAAACAGAATTGATTCTTAACTCTATCTCTTTCTTGAGCTTTTGTAAACGCCACTCTACCATGATGCAAGCCTGTTTCCTTAAAGTGCAGTACCGAATCATACTCCAGTAAGCATTTTATTTGTTTGTTTTCATCGAAAATGGCAAAATCAAAGCGATAACGAGAAACAAGAGGGTCTCGAAAACGATACTCAAGTTCGTAATCTACACCCTCTTTTTGTAAGATTTTCAATATGACAGTAGCTTCTTTGCTTATCTCTGCCAAGTACAATCCTCCCAAGTTTTATCGCTTCTCCACTGCATTATCTTTCCGTGTCTTAGAGCAGGAATGCCATCATTCATAGCTATTTCCATAGCTTGAAGTTCAACAACCTTGCCCTTATATTCTGTTGGGAACTTGACAATTCCCTCTCTCACCGTATCATCAATGCCAGAAATCCAACCTATTGGTGTAACTTTACCGTCTAAGATTACTGCAATCTCAACAGCCGCTGCATATCCCAAATACCACAGTCTTGTTACTGGCTCTAGTGATGAGTTATTTACACGACTTGAGAAATCGCCAAATACCTTTTCTTCTTTCAAGGTGTCATACCAATACTTCCAAGTGTCAAGTTCTGTACCTGAGTAATGCTTAACAGGCTCTTTCCAACGCCCTGTCAAAAATGCGTCGATGGTATCTTCCAATTCTTTCTTTAGCTTTAGGGTATGACGAGCAGTTCTTTTCCCAAATTCATAAGGATTATCCTTGCGTGTCATTACAACACCTTCACCACCCTCTGATAGTATTCTAAGCCAATTAGAGTAAATATCATCAGGTGTCGTCCAATACTGAACGACTTCTACATACTCATCAAAAATTTCCCTAATCTTAGGCAAGTATGACACACGCTCTTCCATCGGCTTATTATAGAGAAGTTCTCCATTATAAGCCAATACATCAAAGACGCTAAGGTGGAGCTTACCAGTCTCAATCTGCCTATCTATTGCCTTATCTAGTTTGCAACCTAAAATCTTCGTAATATCCTTACTTGTTTTATTAGGAAGAAAAGCCTCACAAATAAATACTGTTTCAGGTGGAATAGCCTCAAAGAAGTCTTTCAAGTGGAAGAACCAGTCTGTTTTACAAACCCAACCGTTTACGCCTTTTGTCCTTGCTCTCATGAAGTAATTGCCGTCAGCGTCTTTCATGAAAATCTGAGCATACCCATCTTTCTTTTCACTTGCCATATAGTCATCAGAATATAGCATAAGGCTAAACTGCTCTTTCCTCTTAGCCTTATCATAGCTTGATGGGAAAGACCAATACTTCTGCATATCCATATTCATAAAATCAAAACCTTTAATTACACAATCCATTTATTTCTCCTTTAAAGCACGAATACGACCACATAAGTTAGCACTCCTTGGATAAGAGTACCCATGCAAATTCCTTTATGAATCCTTCTTCTAGTTCTTGTTGAAACTGAACCCATTTCAACAACTCCTAAAACCTGCAAACAAGCAATTAAGACTTGTACTGTTAAAATACTTCCTACAAACATTACTTGCTCCACTTTTCTCTATAATCTCTATCTAACAGAAAGCTAATATTACAACCCATATGTGCTAAGTGAGATAATCCACTTTCTAAATCACATTCTTCGCCACCAATATAAGCTAGTAAGTGACGATATAAAGCATCCAAATACCTTTGAGGTTCTACTTCTTTCCAATTGTCAGGGTCGTGATACTTCTCCGTGCCAAACATTCTAACCTCAGCGACTGCTTTTACTAGGTCAGGGCTGACTAGGGTTGGTTGTATTTTGCCTTTATCAGCTTTAGCCACCTTATCAGTTCCAATCGGCTTATTAATCTTAGTCGGCTCATAAACTTTAAATGGTTTATAACTTATTGCTATGTTACCATCTTGATTAATGTATATAATGTTACCCTCTTCGTCTACAACTCCAGTGATGCTATCGTTTAGTAATGCGACAGCTTCAATAATATTGTAGCAAAAGGTATTTATCTCTTCTTTATTGGAAAAGGAATAGGTAAAATCTCTATCGTCTGCCTCAGACTGAATACCTCTTATAAACAAAGTGTCTTTACTAACAGCGGGACATAATGAAGAACGAATTGAAAAGTTTGGAGTCTGAATTAGGGTGATTGCTCCAGTTTCACCCTTTGCTCTTATCCCTTCATCCTGCTCTAGTATTCGCCCTATGATACCATTGTCCATTATTTTTAATTGTATTTTTAGTTTCAATTTCATATTTTCTCCTTTCGTATATTTTATTATACCATAAAATTTAAGAAAAGTCAAATTTTGTTTAAAGGTTGAAATTTCAATCTCTTTATAAAGAAAAAAGAGTGACTTACCACTCTTTTGGCTTTTCTGTTCTCAATCCTAAATAAAATAGTGGGATTGTCTCTAATTCACTCTGTTTCCAGCTTTGCTTAACTTGTTCGCATTCTGGTAGCTTACGAGAGATGAAGAAAGTTCCACTCTTATAGCTTAGATACTGCTTACAACCATAAGTTGTCTTTGTTCTTGGTAATGGGAATACAAACTCCTTTTCAACAATTCTTTTATCAAGGTCTGTATTCGCAAGCTGTTGTATTAGAAGCACTAGATGAGCCTCTCTATTGTTTGAGACTGGTCCA